AGATCAGCGCGTGTCACAAAAGTGGCAGCAACAGAGGAAAATTCTGAACCCACAACAGTTGTGGAAACAGAGCCAACAACCGAAGGAGAAAAAGTGTCAGAGCCAATTACTGAACCAGCCGCACCAACTGAAACAGTTGATGCATCACTGGCAGTCAAAGCAACAACATCAACACCAATGTTTTATGCAAAGCCAAGAAACCCAATTGTAAACATGGGATCATGGGTTGAGCATTCAATCAAAGCACAGTTGAATCCAAATTCTGATTCAGCACTTTATGTCAAAGCAGCAACAGATGATTTGGCAACCACAAATGTTGGTTTTAACCCAACACGCCAGTTAAATGAAGTTATCAATGGTTTGAGCAATGCAACACGCGCCAACATTGATGCAATCAGTCGCGGAAATTTGCCTGATGCTGGGCTTCAATTCCAAATTCCTAAAATCAGCCAAGTTGCAGTTGTGGCAGCGGTGGCAGAATCAGGTGCAGTTACAAACACAGGCATTGAGTCAGCATTTTTAAATGTGGACATCAGCCGCTATTCAGGGCGCAACATTCTGACAACAGAAATTATTGAGCGTTCATCACCTGATTTCTTTAATGAGTTAATTTCAATCATGGGATCAGCAATGGCATTGGCACAAACCAAAGCCGTTGGTGCAGCCTTAATTGCAGGTGCAACCGCTGATGGCACACCAACAGCAAACACAGCTGCTGGATTACTTGCATTTACATCACGATCAAATGCAGCCATTTATGGATCAACACAAAGATTCGCCAGGTCATTAATTGTTTCACCTGATCAGTGGGCAAATATCATGGGCTACAATGTTTCAGGCGCACCTTTATTCAATGCTTATCAGCCATCAAATCAAACTGGTTTGGTAACTGGTCAATCACAAATTGGTTTGGTCGCAGGATTGAATTTCTTTGTGGACAACTCAGGTGAGATCACAGGCACTGGAGATGGATCAATGGTTGTTGTTGAGCCTAATTCATACACATGGTATGAGTCACCAAATTACCGCTTAGATGTAAACAAGCCATCTGACGGAACAGTTGAAATCTCAATAAATTCTTATGGCGCAATTGCAACCAAAATTGGTGCAGGTGCCCGTAAATTCAACTTTACCTAATATCTAAATCATGGGTTGTGATTCTCCCGAACGCAGCCCAGCCGACTACATGAAAGGACACTGATGCCCATAATTACCGCAACCGATTTGCGCAATGTTTTGGGTGTCAGTGTCACCATGTATTCAAATGAGTATTTGGAACAGATTATTGAAAGCAGTGAGCAGGTAATTTTGCCATTGCTGGTTTCTTATTCATCAGCCATTGAAACCTACCAAGTGACTGATGATGTGATTACATTTACAACAGTGCGCCCGAATTATTTCGTAGAGGGTCAATCAGTCGTTGTGACTGGTTGTGCTGGCTTAGATGATACATATACAGTAGATGCGCGGGCATCAAATGTGTATCAATTCACTGCAAGCGTAGATGCAGCGGATTCACTCTCAGCCATTCCAGTCATCCCCGCTGGGGTCGCGGTTCTAGATGGGTCTAGTGCCGCTGATCTTTATGCAAATACAGCTGCAATAAAGAATGCTCTACTTGTGGTCAGCACTGAAATTTTCCAATCAGTTGTTGCGCCAGGTGGACAAATTGAGGGTGTGGATTTTGCACCGACACCATACAGAATGGGTCGAAGTCTAAGCAGTCGTGTCATGGCTTTATTATTGCCATATGTTGAAACAGAAACAATTGCACAATGAGTGCATCAATTTTAGAAGTTCGCAATGAATTGGCAACCGCCCTGGCATCAGTTGGCGCATCAGTTTACGGATCAGTTCCCGAAGCGGTAATCCCGCCAGCATGTGTGATTGTGCCTGATGCACCCTATTTAGAAAGCACATTGATCAGCAATGGATCAGTCAATGTCAAAATTAATTTTGTGATAACCGCAGCCGTTGCCTACAACAGCAATCCTGGCGCATTAGATAACCTAGAACAATTGGTGATTCAAATTTTGGGTGTCATGCCCAATGGTTATGTTGTCGGAGATGTGCAACGCCCAGCAATCACCAGTGTGGGCGCATCAACGCTTTTAACCGCTGATCTATCAGTCAGCACCTATTACAACCAAGACTAAGGAGAAATAAAGAAATGCCAACAACAATCATCACAGGGCGGCAAATTGCATTCACGATTGATGCAGATGTTTATGATGCCCAGGCAACATCAGCCACACTAACAGTTGATTCAACAATCAATACATATCAGACATTAGATGGCAAAGCGTATTACACCACCGACACACAGGGAACATTTGCAGTTGAAATGTTGGCTGACTGGGGTGCTGGATCATCTCTTTGTGAAGCATTATGGACTGCCGCAACTGATGCACCGCAATCACCATTGTCAGTTTCAATGACAGCTGCAACAGGTGCAGTTTTCACATTTGATGTTCAGCCAATTTTGCCAAGTGCAGGTGGCACCGCGCCTGATGCACAAACAGTTTCATTGTCATTCACATGTGTGACAACGCCATTGTTAAACGACTAACAAACAAAGAATCGGGAGAAAAGCAATGAAATTACCAATCACAATTGAATATGGAAATGGGTCATCAGAAACCTACACTGCCCAGCCACCTGAGTGGGCAAAGTGGGAACAAAAAACTGGTTACATCATTAGCCAAGCCCAGGACAAACTTGGCATCAGTGATTTGATGTTTTTGGCATATCACGCCATGAAGCGTGAGAGTGCTGGAAAACCAATCAAGTCATTTGAGATTTGGTGTGAAACAGTTGTTGATGTGGTGGTGGGGGTTGATGACCCAAAAGTTACAAGCGCGGAAGCATAAATTATTTGTTGATTGAATTGGCAATTGCCACATCAATTCCAATGAGTGAATGGGAAAGCGCAGAGCAGATTTTAACCGCAGTTGAGATTTTAAAGGAGAGAAGCAATGGATAATGCAATCACCTATGATAAGTCAGAGCTGCGGGGCATCATCAAAGCATTGGGTGCAATGGATGATCAGGCTACTGATGAAGCCAAAAGGGAATCCAGTGCATTGGTTGTATATTTACAAAAGAAAATTATTGGTGCATCTAGCCACACACAAAACCTAGTTGATGACCGAATTGCCGCAGGATCAAGGGTGAGCAAATCATCAAAGATTGGTGAAATCAGTTTTGGTTTTGCATCACAGAAATTCAGCGGTGGCGGCACAACTCAGCAATTGTGGGGCGGGGCAGAATTTGGATCAAACAAATATAAGCAATTTCCAAATTGGTCAGGCAAATATGGCAGGGGTTCACGCGGTTGGTTTATTTATCCGACACTACGCCAAGAGCAGCCATACATCATTGCCCAATGGGAAAATGCATTTGATCGCATAGTTAAGGAGTGGTGATGGCAACAGGTTCACGCACCCTTAAACTCTCCATCCTGGCAGAAACCAAACAACTCACTGATGCATTAAAAGGCAGCACAAAAGATGTTGAAACATTTGGCGACAAAGCCACAGAATTTGGCAAAAAGGCAGCCCTGGCATTTGCCGCAGCGGGCGCAGCCGCAGCTGCATTTGCTTATCAATCAGTTAAGAATGCCGCCGCTGATGAAGGCGCACAAAGAAAATTAAATGAAACTTTAGAAAAAACAACCAGTGCAACAAAAGATCAAATTGCAGCGGTGGGTGGTTGGATTGATAAGACATCCATTGCGATTGGTGTGACGGATGATGAACTTAGACCCGCATTCAGCCGATTAGCCCGCAGCACTAATGATGTAAACAAAGCACAGGATTTATTAAATTTGGCGTTGGACATTTCAAGTGCAACAGGCAAACCGCTTGAAGCCGTAGCCAATGCATTGGGCAAAGCCTATGATGGCAACACCCAGGCATTAGGCAAATTAGGATTAGGCATTGATCAATCAATTTTAAAGTCAGGCAATTTTGACACTATATTTACAAAATTAACAGGCACATTTGGCGGATTTGCAGAGAATGAAGCAAAGACAACTGAAAAAAGTTTTGTTAGGATTAAGATTGCAATTGATGAAGCCCAAGAGAGAATTGGCATGGCTTTATTACCAATAACAGAAAAACTGACCACATTTATTTTGGAAACAGGTGTGCCAGCCTTAAATGCATTTGTTGGTGGATTAACTGGGGATCAGGGATTAAGTGATGCATTTACAGACAGTGAGAGAAAAGCATTCTTATTTGGTGAAAAAATCAAAAGCATTGGCAAAACAATTATTTCATTTAAAGAGGAAATTGCAGCCCTGGGGATTACCCTGGGAACAATCTTTGTCATTTCAAAATTAACATCTTATGCAACAGCCACAATTGCGATTATTACAACATTGATTAAAGCCTACAATGCGTTAAAAGCCAGTGCCATTGTTGCGGGCATTGCCAGTTATTTTGCTTTAAACCCAATCGCGGGTGTGGTTGCAGTTGGTGTGGCAGCGGGCGTTTTAGCAGCTGCAAATGCCCTGGTTAATAACTCAAATGCAGATTTAAGCAATTTTGATTTACCTGCACAGAATGTTGGCGGTTATAGTGGCATTCCAACATTAAAACAAACAGTGCCAAATTTGCCTGGAACAGGCACAGGCGGTGGTGTCACAGGCGGTGCCAGCGCAACTGCATCAGGTGTTACAGTGACAATGCCGCCAATTGTGCCAACCAATTTCACACCATTTGGTCAGGCTGGGGGCAATGGCTCAGGATTTATTGGCACACCATTTGGGCAAGCACCAGTTACAGTAAACATTGGTATTGCAGGAGATCCCGAAGCCACAGCGCGGGTTATCGTTGAAAACATAAATGATTCATTTTATCGCGGCACAGGCGGTGCAAACAATTTCAGGATAAATGACAGATGAGTGTTTGGAATCCAGTTTGGCGGGTCAAAATCAATGGTGTTGATTACACCAATGCAATTTTATCCAATCTAACTATTACATCAGGGCGAACAAACATTTATGAGCAAGCCCAGGCGGGTTACATAAATTTACAATTGATCAACCTAGATGAATCACTAATAACCGCAGAAATCAATCAATCAATTACAGTTGAATTGCAGGATTCCACAGCTGCTTATGTGCCTATCTTTGGTGGGTCAATTGTTGATGTTGGCATTTCAATCACTGATGCAGGTGGCATTGCTTATGCTCAAACAGTCACAATTGTTGCATTGGGTGCATTGGCTAGACTGCAAAAGGCATTAACAAATGGCGTGCTGGCAAAGGCATTTGATGGCACACAGATTTACAACATTTTAAAAAATGTTTTATTTGCACAATGGAATGCAGTGCCAGCGGCAGAAACATGGGCAGCCTTTAATCCTGCGACCACCTGGGCAACCGCGTTGAACACTGGATTGGGTGAAATTGATCAGCCTGGCAATTATGAATTGGCAAACAGATCATCAAGCCGCATTGATGTTTATCAACTGGTTGCAGCATTGGCAACATCAGGGCTGGGTTATCTTTATGAGGATGCATCAGGATTGATCAGTTATGCAGACAGCACACACCGCACAACATATTTGGCGACCAATGGTTATGTGGATTTAAGCGCAAATGATGCATTGGCAAATTCACTTAAAATTCAAACGCGGGCAGGGGATGTGCGCAACAACTTAACCATCAAATATGGATCACTCTCAACCAGTGAAATCAGTGCCACTGATCCAGCATCAATTGCGATTTATGGCAACTTGGCACAAATCATCACAACAACATTATTTAATGCGGGAGATGCCACATCTCAGGCAGCCTTTTATTTGGCACTAAGAGCCAACCCACAGGCAAACTTTAATTCCATCACTTATGAATTAACCAACCCTGAAATCAGTGATTCAGACAGGGATGCCCTGATTGGCATATTCATGGGGATGCCAGTCTTTATTGCTGACCTGCCATTGAATATGAATGCGGGTTCATTCCCAGGCTTTGTTGAGGGCTGGACAATAAGAGCTGCATACAACCAGGTATCAATCACGCCGTTATTGTCGCCGTTGTCATATTCATTGAACGCCATGCGCTGGAATGATGTGCCTATGGTTGAAGCATGGAATACAATTAGCCCAACTTTAGAATGGGAAAACGCAACAATAGTTGCATAAAGGAGAAATGACATGACAAATCCAACCAGCAATTTTGGCTGGCAAATGCCTGAGCCAACCGATTTGGTAACAAACCTGCCAGCGGATTTTGAGGTGTTTGGTCAAGCGGTGGACACAGATTTTGCGGATTTATTAGGTGGCACAACTGGACAAGTTTTAAAGAAAAACACAAATGCTGATTTGGATTTTGTTTGGGGTACTGATTCAGCGGGCATGACTAACCCAATGACTACAACAGGCGACATTATTTATTCTTCACCTGGATCAACGCCAGTCAGATTGGGCATTGGATCAGCTGCACAGGTTCTCACAGTTGCAAGCGGTGTTCCTAGTTGGGCTGCATTGCCCGCAACAACACCAACTTTTAATGGTGCGCGTGTTTTCAAAAACAGTTATCAATCTATATCAAACAACACAACAACCGCAATAACATGGGATGCTGAGGATTTTGATAGCAATTCTTATCATAGCAATTCAGTAAATAATACAAGATTGACTGTGCCATCAACAGGCTATTATCAAATAACGGGTTTTTTCGTCTGGGAATATGTGGATGGTGGATCTACAAGATATTTATATTTGAAAAAAAATGGATCTACTCAATTACAAGTTTTAGAAATGCCTAGAACTTTATCAGGTGCTACGGCATATGTTCCAACTAATTGCGGATTTACAACAATAGTCAGCGCAACTGCCGCTGATTATTTTGAATTATTGGGTCGTCAAGATAGCGGCGGTGCTTTAGGCAATAATGGAAATGGCTCAGATCAATCTTATTTCGCAATCCAATACCTAGGAGCATAATATGGAACTATGGGAAAAAATTATTGAAGCGTATCCTGAAATAAATCCAACAGATAATTTTCATAAATTAGGAATTTATTTACAAGATGATGCAGATGAAATTGGTGCTTATATTGCGAAATGGGAATACTCAAAGCCAATACCTGCTGGGCTTAAATTGGGCAAACCTAAAGGCAAATGATCACATCCAGCAATGGTTGGACTGCATCAATTGATCCAACTGCCATTGGCATTGGCTCATACCCAGTGCCAGGCACAAAGATCAAACTGCGGTGCGCAGCTGCGGTTGCACCATTGCTGGTCACATTTGCGGCAGAATTTCATCAACATATTGAACCGATTGATCAAGGCGCATTGGATGACTGGGGCTATTGTTACCGAAACATACGCGGATCAACTGACAAATTGAGCAATCATTCATCAGGCACTGCCATTGATCTAAATGCCACAAAGCATCCCCTGGGTCATGCCGCGACATTCACCCCCATGCAAACAGTCTTAATTCAAGCACTATGCAAAAAGTATGGGTTAAAGTGGGGTGGGGATTACACACATAGAAAAGATGAAATGCATTTTGAGGTTTCTCTCAATCCAGCCAAATGTGCTGAGTTGATTGGAAAACTAAACATAGGGAAAGCAGGTCAAAATGGATAAGGCAAAAGCAATGTTGGCTTCATGGGGTCGCAGTTATTTAGCGGCTGCATTAGCCGTTTACATGGCAGGTGGCACATTCCAACAAATGTTAATGGGTGGGGTCGCAGCTGTTGTTCCAGTGGTTTTGCGCTGGCTCAATTCTGATGACAAAGAATTTGGAATTGGCTCTAAGTAAATGACAACGACTGAATGGGTTGCGGTTATCGGGTGCGCAATTGCCCTGCTATCAGCAATCTATTCAGTCATCAAAGTAGTGACAAAATCCATCATGGTTGAACTTTTGCCCAATTCAGGCAAATCACTCAGGGATGAGATCAGGGCATTGAGTGCCAGGGTGGATTCCATCTTTGAAATACTAAGCAGTAAATAGGCTCATTGGCGTGTTGGTCGTTGCCAAGTGTCAGCGGGCGGTGTCATACTGATTTCACGCACCTAATCGGGGGCGTAGATTCGGGAGATACACAATGAACACAATCAACGCCTTAACAGGCATCCTAGGGGTAGCCACAGGGCTATTTGTAGGCTTTAAAGTAGGCATCAAGCGTGGTGATACCGCTGGCAGTCGCAGGGGCTTTGCCAGGGGCATTGCAGTCAGCCGCAACATAGTAAATCGGATTTCCAATGGTGCTTGAAAACTATGAAACAGTTGCAGAGCGCATTGAAAAGTTTTGGATCAAATACCCAAGCGGGCGCATTCACACGCAGCTGATCCATCAAGATGGCACACGCTACATTGCACAGTGTGATCTTTACAAAGATGTGACTGACCCATTTCCATTTGCAACTGATTATGCTGAGGAGATCAGGACAAGCAACAACCGCTTTCCAGCGGAAAATGCATTGACCAGCGCAATTGGTCGCAGTTTACACACAGGTGATATCAGCAAATTCAGTGAGGGCAAACCACGCCCATCCGCTGAGGAGATGTCTAGGGTGTCCTGGACTGCACCTATTGATGAACCAGCATTGATTGCACAAACAATGGGTGGGGTCATTGAGCAGGTTGCATCAGGCACTGCACCCAATGAAGCCCCGCAATGCTCACATGGTCACATGTTGGCAAAAATGGGAATCAGCCCAAAGACAAACAAACCTTATAGCGGGTGGGTTTGCTCATCTACAAATCGGGATTCTCAATGCAAGCCAATTTGGAATTGATAATGGGCGGCATTTCATTCACACGCAATGGCGTAACTGGACACATCTCCGCTGATGGCGAGGTGTTAAATGACAAAGTGGGTCAGCAATGTGATTCATGTTTTGAACCATTTAACAAAGCCCACATGATCCGAATAATTGATGACCGCCTAATGATTTGCCAGGGCTGCTACATCAAACACATACAAAGATGATGAAAATACAATTGACCAGTGCTGATGAAATTATGTCAGCACAGGTTGGTTTGCAGCGGGCGCAGTATTGCAAAGAACGCAACATGAAAAATGTCTTTGAGAGAAAAACTGCACAAAATTATTTCAATGACATTTTGATGGGATCAAATGGCGCAGCTGCTGAAATTGCAGTTGCCAAAGCCCTGGGGATCACCGACTTTAAACCCACAATTAACACTTTTAAATCTCAGGCTGATCTCTTAGACAACATTGAGGTTAAGCACACAGGCTGGCATGGGGGTCATTTAATTGTGTATCCAAAAGATCGGGAATCTGATGTGGCGGTGCTAGTTGTGGGAGAATGCCCTGATCTGTTTGTGGTGGGCTGGATACCAGTTGTAGTGGCTAGACGACCCCGCTACCGCAATAATAAGGCTGATTCATGGTGGGTTAGCCAAATCAATCTGCAACCTATTGAAAGCCTATTAAGGAGTAATTATGCCAATGTCAGGATTTGAGGATTTGCCAGTGTTTGATTGCCAAATGTGCGTTGCAATACTGAATGCAAAAGGTGGCAAATTTAAGAGCTGCAAAACTGAATGGATTCCCAGGGTAGTGGGTGACACATTGCCACCTGGGTTGTCCACAATGGAATGCACAGGTTGTGGGCAGATCAGGGTTCACTTTGTGGGAAATGATGAATCATCAGAATCATAGGATTATCTCACATATTGAGATGATGATTTCATGCAGTGTGACCTGCGGTTATAGTAAATAATCGCATGACTAACTTGACTCATCTATTCCCATCACTGATACGCTCACCATCCGCGCATGGAGCCGCAGGGCGACATGGCTCAATGCGTGGCTCACTAACGGGCGCACTATGTGTAATCCTTATGCAGGTTACATCCATGCAAAATAGTTGGTCTTTAACAAACCCTGACATGTATAAGTTATACGCACACACTCTCATTGTTGATTACAAAGAATTTAAATGCCTGGAACAACTATGGACTAAAGAATCAAATTGGAATACAGCTGCACATAATAAGTCAGGTGGGGCTTATGGAATACCACAGTTAAAGAATAAGAAACTGCAACACATGGATGGATTCACCCAGGTGCAATGGGGCTTGAAATATGTGCGCTCGCGTTATGGCACACCCTGCAATGCCTGGGCTTATTGGTTAAAAAACAAACATTATTGATGATTACAGTATTGATGGGCGCACCAGCATCAGGCAAAACAACCTGGTTAAAGGACAACAAAACTGGTTTTGAACATATCTATTCAACAGAATTGGTGAGGGTAAATAGGGAATTAGATGTGGATTATTATATGTCCATGATTAGGGCTAAGGCAGTGAAAGCAGCTGAGGATGGCAAAGATGTGATTGCAGATGGAACACACACCATCACATTGCACAGATTGTTTTGGCTTAACTTAGCCAAGCGATTAAGTATTGATACAAGGTTGATTGTGTTTAACACACCATTGCCATTGTTGTTGATGGGTAACAACATCAGGTTACATCCATGCCCAGTCAATGTGTTGGTAAAGCATCACAAAAACATGCAGATTGCCAAGCGGTTGGTGTTGCGTGAATCCTGGAATACAATTGAAAACAAAGTGCGCAGTGTCTAGGTCATGGGCAAATGGCAGTCATAGAGTTTGGCGCAAAGTCAGGCAGCGGATATTGTTGAGGGATCAATCAACATGTCAGTTATGTGGGCAGACTGAAGGACAACTGCACATTGATCACATCATCCCAAAGCGGTTAAATGGCAGTGACCTAGATGAGAATCTGCGTGTATTGTGTCAATCCTGCAATTTACAGCGTGGGGGGTCTTTTTTTGAGCATGACAGAACAC